AATAATGTTGACCTGAATCAAAAGATAGTCAATCATTGAATCTAAATAGTTTTAAAAACCCGTAAGCGGAGTTAAATTTTATGGCAACACTAGCGAACAACAACCCTACACTTCTCGACGTTGCGAATATGCCTTCGAATGAGAGCGTTAAAGAGATCATCGACTTGATGGCTCAATTTAACCCGATCCTTCAGGACGCTCCAGCTTTCCCGTGTAACAAGGGTACTTACCACGAAACAACTGTAAGAACAGGTCTTCCTGAACCGACATGGGGTCGCCTCTACAAAGGTATCCCAACGACTAAAGGAACACGTCAACAAGTTAAGGACACCACTGGTTTCCTTGAATCAGCGTCAGAGATTGACACGAGAATTGTTGATGATATCGAAGGCTCAATGGAAAAAGCTTCAATTCGTTTTGAAGAAGCTCAAGGTCACTTAGAGGCAATGTCTCAGGAAGCCGCAAGAGCACTTTTCTACCACGACGTGAATGTTGACCCTGAGAAGCCAATGGGCTTTGCTCCACGTTTCAACTCTTTGGGTGCTGAGAACGGCGAGCAGATCATTGACGGATTGGGAACAGGATCAGACAACACATCAATCTGGCTTATCACTTGGGAGAAAAAAGCTAACCACTTGATCTACCCAAAGATGGGGAAAGCTGGGATTGAAAGAATGGATAGAGGCGCTGTACCTACGCTTGACGCTGATGGGAACCGATACTTTGTCTACAGAGAAGAATTTAAGTGGCACATGGGTCTTTCAGTTCGTGACTGGAGATATGTATGCCGCGGTGTAAATATCGATGTTACTGACCTTGAAGTAGATGCTTCTGCTGGAGCTAACCTTCTTGATGTTATGACTGAGATGTACTACAAGCATTACGGTCGCCGTGTGAACATGGGAAGCACATACTTCTATGCCAACACAAACATCGTAAAGTATCTTGATTACCAATCAAGAAACGCAGTTGCTAACTTGTTCCTAACTTGGGATAAGGCCGGCGCGAATGCTAAAGAAGTGTTGAACTTCAGAGGTATTCCGATCAGAGAAACTGATGCACTATTAAACACAGAAGCGAGAGTGGTCTAAGACCACCTCGTTCTAATTAAGAAACTTTAATCCTGAATAGGGGTGGAACATGATTTTAGATAACAGAGCATTACTTTCGGACAAGCAGGCCATCACGGCAACGGCTGTTTCTACCAACGTCTATGACCTCCTCGAAACGGGAGTTATGTACGATGGGGTTCAGATTCAACGTAACCTTGGCAAGGCGGGATACATCCCTTTCCTAGTTCAAGTGAACGAGGATTTTAACACCCTGACTTCTTTGACGTTTGAATTCCAAACTTCAGATACAGAAGTTTTCACAGTTGCGACGAGCGTTTTCGCGGTCACTGTACCATTGGCGCAGTTGAAAGCAGGATTTATCCTACCAATCGACAAAATTCCCAGAGGCTTAATGCAAAGATACTTCCGCATGAACTACACTGTTGCTGGTACTGCTCCAACGACAGGATCGGTTACGGCCGGAGTGGTTGCAGCAGTTGATGGTTCATACCAAGGTTAATCGGAGATAAGTATGTCAATCAAAGTTAAAGCTAAAGCCGAGGGTTATTACGCCTCGGCAATTAAAAAACCAGGCCAGATTTTTTCTATTGCGAAAGCAGAGGACTTTGGATCATCATGGATGATTCCTGCTGATGCGGCTGCAGAAAAAGCCTTGGCCAAGGAAATCGGAGAGCGCTCTGGTAAGTTCAAAAAACTTAAAGACGCTTTGGTTAAAGACGCTGGCGCTAAGCCTATGAGCGAAGTTGAGAAAACTAAGCTCGCCCTTAAACTCGAGAAAGAGGAAAAAGCGGCTAAGGAAAAAGCAGACAAGGCGGCTAAGGCTAAGAAAGAGGGTGAAGACGGAGCGAATGATTTAGTATAGTCGCTCTTATTTGGAGGACTAAATGCTTACTAAAACAGACGTTGCGAACTTAGCCCTTGGGAAACTTGGTCACAGCCACGTCGTTCCTAACCTAGATACCGACAACACAACCATTGGGAAGATCCTGCGCCGTCAACTACCGACGGCGCTTTCCTCTGTGGTAGAGCTTCACCCTTGGGGTTTTCTCACTTCATTCGATGCCTTGACTAAGGTCGAGGATAACCCACAACCAAACTGGAGATATTCGTATTCGACACCTGCAGATTGCGAGGTGATTCGTCGTATCTCCCCGAAGAGTGTATTCTTCCATGAGCAAGAATACGACTTCCAAAAAGAGCAATTTATTGAGGTTCACAGTGACGTAGGGATTTTGATCTACGCCAACATTGATGAGGCATGGGCTGAGTTCACTCGTAAGCACGATGCGGATTCTGATTACCCGACATACTTTGCTAGAGCTGTCGCCTGTCAACTGGCCATGGATGCAGCACCTTCGATCATCACCAACAACTACGCCAAGATGAAAGACACCCTCCTACGCGAAAGCAAGACAGATATGTCTAACCAAATTGCCATGGATATGAGTCGCGTTCCTCAGCCCCTAGAAGCCCCCTCTCCGTTTCTCAGAGCGAGGACTAGACAATGAGTTCAGGAAAGCAATTATCATTCGCCTACGGCGAGGTATCGCCTTCTCTGAGGTTCAGAGTTGACGGGTCATTCTATGCTCAAGCATTGAAGACAGCGAAGAATGGTTTTGTTTTAAAAAGCGGTGGTTTTACTAATCGGGCAGGTATGGAGTATTGGTTCGAGCCAGACCTAAATGTAGGAGCACCTAGGGACCGCCAGAACCCGAGGGTACGCATATTCCCTTTTACCGCACCAAATAAACGAAGCTTAATCCTAGTTATTAAAGATCAGATCGATGCAATACCTGACGGCTGGGACCCTATTGAGGACGGAGTTTTCCTAGACCCTAACGTCATCAGTCTCTACGACGCTGAAACCGGAGAGCGTATCCTTGACGCTTTCGGAGGTTTTAGGGGTATAGCAACTGTAGTCCCGCTAGACCTATCACGATTGCAAGTGTCTGCATTAGGACCCACTATTCAATTGGTTTTTAGGGATGGTGCTGAGCTGACAGGAATAAGTGCCCTTGGCAGCCCATTTGCAGAGTTTAGAAGTGGTATCCAACTAACATATATAGTAGGGACCCCTGATTCGTTTGCACTTGGCTATGCCGAGTTCACGACACCAACTCCGTTAGGCACTACTCCCACCACCTCAGATATTGGTGGCTTTGCTAATACCCCCAGTGCTCCGGTATCGTACAAGATATACCAAGAGCTTTGGGATGGTAGAGAAGCCTTGGTCTTACGTCTGTGGAATTCACTATATCACCCAAACAGCTATGGTACCGCAGCTTGGTTTACGCTAAGTGCATGGCCATCAGTGGATGATCAAGTTAAGCAATATAATATCTATCGTGCGGCAGGCTTTATCTCAGGCGGTGATGTTCTTGCTTCCACTTCACACGCGTTAGTCGGTCGCGTTCGACCTGTTGAAACAGCTCAACCTTTTGCTGACTTTTTACCACTAGCAGATATCACTCAGACAGAACCGGAAGATGAACGCTTCTATGCTTTTTACGACAGGGTCACTTACTACAAAGAACGAACAGTTATAATTCCGGTCTTTAGCGCTGGGATATCCACTAGGTTTCCTGAAGGGACAGTGATTGTCTCTAAGCTTGGTGCTCCCACCATGTTTGCCAGACCCCTTACTCCTAACCCAACAGATGCATTTTCGTTTACTATCCCTGTGACTTCAGCAGGACGGATAACTAATATAATCGCCGCGCAAAGGCTTTTACTTTTTACTAAGAGAGAAAGCATTATCGTTCGCGGTGGTGATAATGGGGTGTTGACTGCACTTGAAGTTAATCCGGAAGTTATTGCTTTCGAAGGTTGTTGTGAGGATGTGAACCCTGTCTCAATAGGCTCTACAGTTTTTCATTTAAATTTTGAAAAGAATAAATTAATGATGGTGGCTTTTAGTGGCGACGACTCAGTTCAGTCGACAGATATTTCTGTTTTATCGGATCACTTTTTTAAGCCTAAAGATATTATCGACATGGTTGCCTACCCCGGCCAGACGAATATGGTTTTGTTTTTGAAACGCGATGGCACTTTAGTTAGCTTAAGTATTTCGGATCAAGGTGTTTTGGCCTTCGCACGTATGGATACTGCAGGTAGGGTCGAGTCGGTATGTGTGCAGGAAGTTGAGGACCGCTGGCCGGTAAGCGTTGAAGAGGTTTACCGAAGACCTGCTGTTTATGCATCAGTTATCCGCGATGGGGTCAGATCCCTTGAGAGACTTTTTGAGCGTGATGATGTTATAGCATCTAACTGGGCCTACGCAGATTCACATACGATGGTTGGCATGAGGAATGTTTTTTGGAACGCTGAAGGGCGATACCTTAATAATAGACTGAACATCACAACCGCTACTACTTTCGAAGCTGGAGAGATACTGACGATAACAGACGTTGAAGCTTTAAACTTTTTTGATGCTTCAATCACTGATAAGCGAATTGATTTCTTCTACAAAGTAACCGACCCTGACACAGACATCGAGTACTTATCTAAGGTTAGAATTATCCCTACAACCTTCACCGATGCCAACACCTTTGAAGGATATGCGGAAGAAGATTTACCTGAAATTTTTAGGGATTCGGAGACGCAGGACCTTCCGGATAAATTAATATATCAAACACATTGGGCCTTAGCTGAGAACACTTTCTCAGGACTAGAGCACCTAGCCGAAAAGGAAGTTTCTGTTTATGCTGATGGACGAGTATATTCCTCACCGCTCAATCCAAATAGAGCAGACGATACCCTTACTGTGGCTTCTGATGGAACTATCGAACTGCCAGAATACATTAACTACGGAGTCATCGGACTCCCTTACGAAACAGAACTCGAAACTCTCGACCTCGAAGCCTCCGACCAGCGAACCTTCACCGACGTAGGCAAGCTAATTAACCTTGTAGGTATTGGACTTGAGAACACTAAGAGTGGTTTCGTTGGCCAAACTGATAAGAATCTGATGTCCATGGAAGAGTTCTTAACCCGTGAAGACGAGTTCCTAGAGCAACCAACCGATACTTTCTCAGGGCATTTAAAGCTCAATATCCCTGCCGGATGGGAGCAGACAGGTCGCGTAAAAATCAAGCAGGTTGACCCATTGCCCATGACCATCCTTGCGGTGTATCCTAAAGGGGTAATAGGAGATTAGTTATGGTAACTAGAACTTTTGGGGTTAATAAATCAGACGGCTTAGATATAAACGACTTCACTAATGTGGACGGATTTTTTGGTCCTGCGACTATGAGT